ATTCACATGATCTCCAGAATCATCGAGTGCGACAAAGGAAACCAAATTCTGTCCACTTTCATAACTTATTTTTGCATTTTCAGCATTCATCTTTATTCCCTCCTGATTAAAGTTTATTTTTATATTCCGGCTTTACGCCCTGCATACTGTAATATAACGGCGTGGGTTCTCTGGACTTTTAATTTTTTCAACGCTCGTCCAGTAACGATTCATTTCTTTCGCCCATCCATCAGCATCCATTTTAATTGTTGTCATATCTCTTCCAAGTCGAATATCTTCCCAGTCATAAGCTTCCACGATAAGATTCCGGCAAGTACGCCTCATTTCCTTTTGTATTTCTTCTAATCTTTCAGGGTCAACCGTCATAAGGACATTAATGCAAATTCCCCAATCCACAACCGGAAAATTGTCCGGCAATTTCCATAAAGGTGCGACAAAATAATTAAGTCCCTTGCCTATAAAGCTCCGTGCTTCTTTCTCAAGTGCATTATCTACAAAATCCACCATATTTATCTTATAACCGGCTTTTAACAAGAGAACATCTGCCCTACCAGTACCACACCCATAATCATTAATTTCTGCTCCTACGGGCAAAATACGGGACAAATAAGGTACCAATCTCTGTGCGGTAGAACCTAATCTGTAATTTCCCTTTTCCCAGACTTCTTTAAAGATAACTTCGTTCATATCCACAACTCCTTCACCCATCCGCCGCAGTCCGGTGGCTTTGGCGTTCCATGAAACATGACGACGGAACACTCCGGTATTTTATCACCAGCTAAGTTATGCAACTTATAACTTTGGACGAATGATTCCGGCATTAAATCACAACATCCATAAAACTGTTCGTATATCCATTCTTGGTCACCAAACCTTTCAACTTCAGGGCATCCTTGCTGATTATATGCTTCCCATATTTTTGACTGCGAACCGACTTTCAGCAAAACGACAGACGTGTTCCCCCACTTCTGCCGTTTGTCATTAGGTGGTAAATAGTGATACGGATAATCCTTTGCCATTGCAAAATCACTTTCATAATTGCAAATCGGGTCGAGGCTTCCGGTGATGACAATATCAAGGTCGAGGAATAAAATCTTTTCAGTATTCACTCCTTCAATCTGCGGTTTGTACAATCCCATCTTTCCCCACCACTTCGGAGCGTCATGCGGTAACGGAGCTGTTCTGATATGTCCGTCGATTCCCGCTATATCTTCCGTGAAGCAGACAAATTCGTAAGGCACGGTGATGTTACGCCTTACCATATCGAAAAGTTTGTTCACGTAATATGGCCTGTATCTTACACCTTTTTTTAAACAGCAAATCGTAATCATTCCGCACCCTAAAATAAATAGACGATTCCCCATCCGTTTGTAGTGACAGTCATGCGTGCTTCTCTGCCATACCACTCATAAAATTTTTCTTTCGGTATGCCGATGCCGACTGTTTCTTTTTCGGGACAGCAAATAATAACATTTTCAGCTATCCGCAATGACTCTTTGAAGGCTTCTTCCTGCTTCGGAGCAAGGTGATGCCAAACCCGAAGTGCAACGAGCAGTTTGTATTTTTTATCGGCAATAGGCCACGGGACATTACGAGCATCCAAATCGTACGTCGGCTTGAAACCTTTAATGCACCAACCGCCTGAAGTTAAATCCATCGTATCAGATTTCGGTACAATCTGATTCCCGAAAGAACCTATTTCCAGAACGTCTGACCTTTTCTTTAATTTAATCGTTCTCGCCATTTCGATAGCGATGTTATGATAAATCCACCGCTTCTCAAAACTTTTCCATTGAGCATCAATTTCTGCGTTCTTGACGTACTGCTCGTATCTTAAAAATTTCATAGGTCATACTCCCAATTATTTGGTAAATATTGTTCGCCCATCGCCGACAATATCGACACCCTGTTTTTCCCATCGACAAGCAAACATTGATTGTTATTTTTTCTTATGGTTATCGGCTCACCAATTTTATCATTGTAACCACCTTGCATAATCGACTCAAAAAGAGGATTGTGAATCATATCAAATCTCATTTCGCACGCTTCTCGGATTATGTCCAATATTTCATATTCTCTTTTTTCGTTTTTCGGCAATCCCATATTGCGACGAATTTTATCTACAAATTGTTTTGTAGTGTTTTCGTGGCTTCGTTCTCGTGTTGGGTAAACGTGAGTCAAAAAATCAACAATTATTTTACGCCCTCTTTCCTTGTTGCCACTAACCATTTCTTTATAGCCTTGATACAAAGCACCGCCGACGACGGGCATATTTTTTTCTGTTGAATAATACAAATCGCTTATGAGGACTTTTTCTTTATTTGCCATTTATCCATTCCTCTGTCGGGCTTCCAAGCAACTCTTTCACGAAACCATTCTGAGAACGAACCGTGTCACGAATCATATCCTGCACGAATGTCCATCCTCTCTGGAACTTTACATATCGGCCTTCGTTCAACTGCACGCCTGTCAATATTATTTTTCGATAGCCGAGCCTCAATCCTATTTTTACAGCCAATAATGCCGAACTCCCCGAATATCCGAGCTTGTCTGGGTTGTCGTCTGCAAGTTCTGGATATACATAATCAATTCCCTCAAACGGTTCTTGTGCGAAAGTGACAAAATCGCTGTTAAGACCTCTGTTTTTTCTCCTATTGGCAAACATAGGTAAATCAAATGGCTCGTATGAAACGAAATATTTATATTTACCTACCCACTTTTCGGCGGAGTCAAGTCCGATTGCCAAATAATCTGGACAGATTCCTTTGATGCTGTTCACCGCTTTTAAATCATCTTCCGCACATGGCGCAGAACCGACGCATATTAAATGTTTCTTTCTTTTAATAAGCCTCAATTTGTCCATATCCACTCCGTTGTAGGCTCTCCGAGAAATTCTTTTGTCCAACCTGACATTGATTTAACTTTGCCTTTAAGGGCTTCTTTTTTACGTATAAACCCTTCGCGGAATCCTTCGTATGTTTGGTTCGCTCCGTTGCTCCCGATGAGTGGGCAACCGCACAAAATTATTTTTTCATATCCCATTCTAATGGCTGTTAACGCACCAAGCAAAGCCGATGACCCTGACGGTGGTTCGTATGGTGTCACAATATCGACACCTTCAACTTTTTTTCCATCAACCTCATTAACATGGCATATCAATAAATAATCCGTATTTCCTATCTTCTCCCTACGCTCTTTTATTTTCGGTATGTCATCGGGGTGATACGTTGCGACATACTTTATATTCCACTGGTAAAGATGCACAGCATCCAAGCCAATAGCCATAAAATCGTATTTCCTGTAATCAGGAATCATGTGAATTTCGTCCAATGTTGTCCGGTGCGAACCGGTAATAATTAAACGATTCATAAATTATATGGGTCTCCAATTGCCGTAAAATAACTGACACTGAAATCTGCATAAGCGCCTACAGTCAAATCACCATCTTTCGGTACAGCAACATCACCATTGGTATAAACTATCGATTCGATATATTTAGTCGGAGCCGGTGATCCTGCATTGAACCAATCAGGAGATGAAAAACACTTTATAATATCTCCAAGCATTTTTTCTCCGGTGACAGATGGTTCTTCTCCGCTAATTATATCCTGATGACCTTCTATCCTGATGGTCATGTTACGCGCGGCTTTGCCATATTTATTTAAGCTGGTTTCCTCTCGGGGCCAAATAACCATACAAGGACGTTGTTCAGGAGCAATAATATATTTACACCGCAACATATCTTTTACTCCAAGGTTTGTAGAATACTGGATAGGTGAAGAGATAATAATTTCCTTTCCTCTGGCGATAAATTTCAGTATGATATTTTCTCTTACTGTATTCATTTCATCTTACTCAATTCGTAATTTATTTCTCTTTGCAGATCAACTTCAAGTCTTTTTTCAACGCTTCTTTTAAAGGGATTGAAAATTTCATCTTTAATAAATATGGTAACCTGACTCGGAGCAAATAATTGCCTTATAGGCAATCTATATGCTTCGGGTAATCTATTCCACCGTTTATTAACAGGCATTCCGGTAGGAGTTCCTTTGTAAACTCTTTTAAAGACTCCTTGGTAACCGTTTTTCATTGTAGCCATGAATGCACTAGGTATTACTTCAGCCTCTTTATTTACATATAATTTTACTTTTACACCTTTTGATGTTTGTTTTGGACTGAATGTTCTCATTGGTAACAGCTTACCGCTTAATTTAACTCGTCCGGATAACGTGCCTGGCGTACATTTACTTATGAGAATCAACCTATCGACATCTTTCTTTTTTGCATTTAGTACAGTTCTAATACCTGATGACATGTCAGTTTTTGTACCATCCATTGTTCGGTTTATTGCACGCGAAAATATTTTAGATGGGAGATCATTCATCTGACCAAAAAGATGATATACCTCTGCCAACTGCTGTTCATTAAATTGTACTGACATTGAATTCATTTTACAATCACCTGTACTGTCAAGCCATCATTTTCATAAAGCCTTTCGATTGTATAAGTTACTCCATCGTAAGTTACTGTTTCGCCTCTTGTCGGAACATTGTTTAACTGCGATAGTAACAAAGTAACGACTGTTGCCTGCTCCCATGTTTGACCTTCAAGATCAGGTTGCAGTTTAACAGAAAGTTCAATGAACGCTTTACATGATACTGGTGAGCCGCTCAGTGGTGTATAAACTGAATCAGCTCCCCAACTATTAAAAAATCGCACTAGAGATGACGCCATCTTTGATCTTAAATCCATAACGTATCCTTTTACCTAATTAAAGGCTCAGCTATTCTCCGCTGGTTATGATGACGTTAAATGTTTTATCAGCATCAAAGGATGATGGCGTAAATCTGAATTCAGCCACAAAAGCATAATCCGACAAGACCTTGAGCAATTCAGTTGATGTCAAATCAATAATATTATCGGCTACCGGACAAAAATCTTCAGCCTTCGGTGAGCGGACTTCCACAGCAAGCGTTCCTGCTGAGGGAGTCGCACTCACTTCGACTTGAATTTGATGCCGGCAGGCACGATCATGATGACCGAGTTCAACCGTAAATGCTCCGAGGGCTTGAGTTCTATTTTCAATTTTCTTTACGAATATAGACTGCATTTTATCGCCTCTCTTCAGTTAGTGTTTAGTTCGGATCGGCGCCAGCATCGCCTTTGACCAGCAAAGCAGGGCGATAACAAATCGGCAACGGGTTGCTCTGAATATGCAGATCAATTCTACGACCCATCGGATCAGCAACCTGCTTGGCGTACAGGGGGATGCCGATGGTGTTGACCGTTTCGATAAAATCGCCCGGAGCATAAATGGTGTTGAATGCCTGCGAGGTTCCTTCGGGATAAAAATGAGCTTCACCTTCGGCGATGAATCTGCGAACGTTGCCATCTTTATCAGTTGCACTTCCGGAATATTCCTCAAACGTAATACCGCCGAATTTGAATCCCTTGCGAGGATCACCACCGGTACCATTGACTGCCAGAATAGAGGCGTTTGACCAGTTAATGTAAAACTGTTCAACTTTCGGATGTGAAATCAGAGCATCGAAAAATTCCCGTGAACATAAACAACGGACACCTGAGTAAATCTCACCTTTGAGATTATCCTCAATGTGACGGATGACTGCACGGCACTGGGCGACAACATCTGTGCCATCGGTTCCCAGATCAAAATAAACCACTTTCTGAGTAATATCGAATTCAGTAAAGAGGTTATACAGAGTCGAAGCATCAGCATCAAGAATGATTCCCTTCAATGCACCCATCCGAAGATGTTCGATGGTTATATCGAACTTATTGCGAGCTGCCTGAAGATGGTCATTCATAACCTGAGCCAAAGCCTTTACATCAGTTTCCGATCCGAAAGCCCTGATTCCTTCATATTCACTCGGGAGAATAACATCGTCCAGAGGAATATGCGGAATGGTAAAGGAACGAACCTTTCTTTTTCCCAGCTTGTTCTGGGTGCCAGGTGCTCCGACAGGCAGAGTGGGAAGAAGATTTAATACACCGTTGAGTTCTTCAACGATAATTGTCCGTGATCTTACGCCCTTGTCAGGGAAGATTCCTAACTGACCGACGCGACCATACTGATTCGGCAGAATATTGATGGATTGTGTCAAGGACACCATATTGAACGCATCATTTGTTTCAAAAGGATTGAGTATCATGTTTAGGTTACCTCCTATGGTATTTTTTTATTTATTCCTTTTACGTCATTTAATTAATGCTGATTTACGCTTCTTCTCTTTCTATAATATTCTTGCTGGCTAAAGCTGCCAAAGCAAGGGCTTTCTGATCTGTCGTTACAGCAGGTGACGTTGTAGGATAGACCAGATTATCAGCAATAATCAATGCGTCACGGACAACAGCAACCCCTTCTGTATTACCATCAGTTGCGTCAACATCGGCAGTTAAAATTCCGTATGCGGTTTGGGTTCCATCAACAGCATCGAAATCAATGCCCTTAACGTAACCAGAACCATCAGAAACGGTAATTGTCCATTTATCACCAACAGCAATAACCGGAGAACCGTTCGTCAGCGTAAAATTAATTTGGTCGCTTACGTAAGCTCCGAAAGCCGAAATAGACGGCAATACATTACCATCGGGGTCTGTTACCCTGCAATTTAACAGCAGCGGGGATGCCGTGTAGCTCAAACATTCGATGGTGTAAACACCTTTCTTCGTTTTGGTATTGCCGGTTACGCTCGTAATCGTGCCACCACCAGTATTGCCACTTGCGGCTACTCCACTCGTCGCCACGGACAAAAGAATCTTTGCGATCACCGTTCCCATCTTTAAAACCTGTCCGGAAAGGACAGTAACCACTTCACGGCAGAATCGAGATGTTTCACTCAGTTCGAACCGCACAATATCTCTGAAATTATTACCTTCGCTTAATGCATTCATGTGAATTCCTCCTTATTTATTTTCACTTAATAAATTTTACGCAACGGTGTTGCGTTTTCAAATACTATTTCTTGCCGGCTCTTGCTTTTGCATCATCAAGCAGAGCATTCGATTCTCCGTTTTTCAATCCATCAACGGTTGAACTGATATGATTAGTCTTCTTTTGCTGTTCTGCAATGATGGCAGTTTTCGCTTCATCAGCAGTTGCATTCTTTTTAATA